GCTACTCTTTTGCCCTTGTTGTCGCCGTTGATATATCCGCACTCGTTATCCCGCCAGGCCTTGATGAATCTAGTTACGTTTACCTCTCCGCAGGTGTTGTTGTAGTGGACCAGGGACCGGAGGAAGGATCGCATCTTGTCGCACTCGGCTGGAGTGAGTGCCTTCTCCATCGGGATAGTATTATGTTCATGCTGGCCTTGCTTATATACCCGTGCCTTCGAGACACCTATTGCCTTGGCCTTGGATCGAATATGGTCGGCTTTGTGCCGTGTGATGTATTTCTCCATCTGCCGGTAGGACATCTTGCCGTAGAGTTCGCGTACTAAATCCTCTTCGGCGGCTGTCCAGTTGACGTATGCCATAGGTTTCACCTCTTGGTTCAATGTTGATCAAGGGTTTCATGTGGTTGTCCAGTTCCTTGACCGGTGTTAAAACTCAATGCCCGTTACTTCCTCGCCAAACATTGCGGGTGTAATCTCTCTCCCCTGCTTCGGCATTAAATTAACCCACGAATAATCCTTACTGAACGTAGTTCCTGCCTTACTTAACGCAAACCGTTTACCGTTAGGGTCGAAGTCTAATTTAATTTTTGAATCCTGCGCTCCACCAATGCGGTCTTTTAATATTTCAACCAGCGTGTCGTAGCCTTCCGATGCCTTTTCTTCCTCATTTAATCTATAGACCGAAATCACGTTGTCGGCTCTGTTTGTTATGTCACCCGTACCTGATATGTCTATTTTTGACGGCCTCCCCTCAATTTTGCGGGGATGCGCTACTAGGTGAACGTGGACATCAAACTTTTGAGCAAATTTTATAGCCCTGCCGACAAAATCACTTTGCTTTCTCAGATAGTCCTTTTCGTTGTCACTGAATATCGTTGTCATAAGATTGTCAATCATAAAGACTTTACAACCATATTTACGGGCCAGGTATTCAAAAACCCCAAACAAACTGTCCTCTGTCGCATACCCTATACTGTCTAACAAGAAGAATTTATAGCGATACCAGTCTCTTATGTACCTAACCAATTCCTTTTTAACGCGATATACTTCTTTCTCTCTTATGTCGTCATAATAACTTTCAAGGTGCTTAAACCCTGCGGCTTGCAGGTCTATCCATTGCCTAAAGAGACTAGCCTTCAACTCTCCCGAATAAGCCCCCACAGAAAACCCCTGCTCGATAGCCTCAACCATTAATTGCCCTAACAGTGTTGATTTTCCACTTCCGTTGTTCCCTGTCCAGACCGTTACCATGCCGACCATGAACCCACCTAAAGCCTTGTCTATGCCCCGCAGATTGGAGCGTATCTTTATTATGTTTGAGTAGTCCACTTCCTCAACGTCAGCCAACTTGACCACCCCAGCCACCGGCACCTCGACGGCATATGCCACTGCTTTTTTAACCGCCTCTTTGCCATCAAACAAAAGAACCTCATTGGCATCCTTACGCTCATTCTTAACTACCAGGCAGCGCCATTCTCCCAGGCGGTTGATTAGATCCCTTTGTAGTTTCCTCCCCGGCTCGTCATTGTCTGACCAAATAACCACACAGTTGAATTGGTTGAGCCAGTCCCAGCAAAGTTCAACACATTCCAGGTTGCTTACTCCAAAAGGAACGGATACTACGTTTTCAACCCCCGCCTCATCCAATGCCAGGGCATCCATTTCACCCTCGACGATCACTAATGACAAACTAGGATCACATTCGTCCATTCCCCAAAAGACGGGTTTGCCGCCCTCGTCACACCAAGACTTCTTTTCGCCCTTTTCAACCTTGTGCGACGGCCTGAATTTCATCAGGACCAGTTCTCCATTTTCGTAGTACGGCATGGCTATAGCACCGTTTGACTCTGATACCTTGCGTCTTTCCCATGTTTCACGGGAGAAGCCACGGGCTGCTAGATACTTTTCTACTGGGGTAGTGGCCGGTTTCGTTTTAGTGTGCGGCTTCTTGAACACCTTCGGGGCTTCCGTTCTCATTTCGTAATTGTCCCGCATCTTATACTCCTCCCCGAAGTCCTTGCACAGCTTCCAGAATGAACCCGACTCACCACATGAGCCACGTTTGCAGTTGTAGGTTAGCTTCGACACATTTAAGGCGAAGGTGTATTTATCATGCCTATTGCCACCGTTGCAATATGGGCAGTACATGGGCAATATCTCATAGCCGTGTACCTTGTAGTGCGGGAAATGTCTATCCGCGAAATCTCTTGGGTTAATCATAGAAAACTGCGTGTGGCCCGTAATCTATTTTGCCTTTTGACGGTTGGCTTTCTTTATATTCATCCTCCCAACCCTTGGATCTTAACCAAGTAGCAGGATAGGGAATATATTTGCCGCTTTCCTTTGTCCAGTCGGTTGATTTTTTAGCCTGCTCCACCCCTGCCATGATTTTATCGAACAACTCTGTATCAGGGTTAATTGTTTTCCATGCCTTCTCAGCGTCACCCTTGGACTTCTTCTTCGGGTATGCCGGCCAGAATAAATCAAACCCGGACGCACATTCCTCTTTTTTATTGTTATTTTTATTATTATTATTATTATTCTTATTCTTCCCCCTAGACTTTCTATACTGTATCAATACAGTATCAGTACAATACTGATAGAATAATTTTTCCTTTATTTCCGCCATTTCTTTGATAATACAAGACTCTACTTTTGGGCTCAAAGAACAGTTGTATTTATACCAATTTATAAGCAATATTTCTTTAGTATCGTGACTATATCTTATTTTCCCGTAATCAATGAAGCGATTTAAGAGTTTCTCGACTGTCTCACGGTTGTACCCAGTCTCTAATTCCATTACCTTTACAGGCAACTCATAGACTCCGCATTGGGATGTTTTACTGTTAGTCATTAGGTATAAATAGAAGTACTTTTCCTCCGGTGTGAGGTCTAGCACGAAGGTGTCTTGCCAAAATGAAACATGTATCTGTCGGTATATAGCCATTCACTCACCCTCGTTCATCTGCTCGATAAATTCCTTTACGGTTACTTTTAAGTAACCAATCAACAAGGCTCCATCCTGGTACTCAAGCCACCTTGCGTCTTTGAAATGCTTGTCCCCGTCCCACCTACCACAGAAACGGCATTGGTATGACCCGTATGCCCCCACAAAGAACCATCTGTCGCATTTATCGCATTGGGCCATGATCGCATCTTCGCTTTTACCAACCCCATACCGATAAACAGACTCGTAGAAAACCACGCTTTGCGGCCCTATGGCCAAATAGTCTGGGTAAACATTGTGGTCGTACTCAAGCGTTAAAGGCCGCTTGATAATGCTCTTATCAGCGGTAGTGATTAGTTTGCCGAAGCCGTTTATTTGAGCCTCACCCTTCTCTGATTCATAACCGCGACATTCAATAAACAACCTTAAGTCTGGAAGGTAAAAATCAGGTAGGTAGTGGGTGCCATCGTCTAATAGAAAACTTTTTGGTTCGTACTGCCACTTATGCTTCAGCCCTTCGATTAAAAACGCCACATCTGCTTCAAACCTGCTTTTAAGGTTAACACCCTGATATGTCGTAGGGATTGCCTTGAGAATGTTTATTGTCACACTACCCACCTCCACAACTTGTCAAAATTTACTATATATAATTTACTGGTATACATGTTATACTATGTGTATACCTTATACTAACATGTGTTCATTGACTTTTCAATATGTGGTTAGTATAATTTGTATAAGTTGCGCATATCTTTATGTCGAGGTGGTGAATTATGCCAGAGCAAAAAAGGCTAAATATGATAAACATTTACATCCCGAAAGAGCTAAAGGATAAGGTCGATACTTACTGGCATGAAAACAAGCTGAACTCCCGTGCCGCCGCCATCCGCCAGCTTATCGCTCGTGGCCTGGAGCAAGCCAAAAAGTAGCGGCTTGCTCCTTCCCCGTAGTGCCACGTTTACGCAGCCTCACTTTCTACCCTTCCCCCGCCTGCTCAGCACATCCTCCCGCTTCGCCTCCGAGTTCAGCCCACATGAACTGCACGTTCGCTCATGCAACCTGCTCTCCCGGCTCACAGGGCACTTGCTGAGGCAGTTTGGGCGGCGTTGGAGGCAGAGGCAGTTAACTTCCATTGGTGGCCTCCCCATCGTCAAAGTATCTATTTGCAATGTCTGCGGCCATTTCCGCGCCAACACAAGAACCAGCGTCACAATAACTAGCTATATCTTTTAGTGCCGCCTCCGCCTTCTCCAGCCGCTTCAACAGTATGTTTTTCTGTTCAACCAACACCTTTGCCGTTTCCGCTGGAGATAGTTCGCCCTCGCTGTCATAGAAAAGTCCGTCATTTATCTCGCATAGTTCCACTTTCAGCCTCCCCACCTCACGCTCCAGGTTGGCGGTGTAGTCATCTTGTGCGCGGAGGCGGGTGTTCTCGGACCGTAGATATTTTAATTCGTCAAAGGCTTCATAAACCTCACGGGCGTATAATAGCCTGTGTGTAGGTTCCCCTGGGCAGGATAACTCACAAGAGGAAAATATATAAGTATCGTCGTATTTAAACTTTGCTTTTGAATAACGGCTTCGTTCGATCATTCCGGCACCTTCTTTTGCAGTGCGGCCTCGGCTTCTTCGCGGGAGAGGAATACTTTTTCAAATTCGCGCTTGATTACCAAGTGGTTTCTTTGGCTTTGGGAGATCTCCAAGTCAAAACCAAATATGCTTATTTTTATCGCCATTATTTCGCCTTGGTTTATCCCTGTACCAAAGTGGCTTTTCCAATACACCGTATCCCCAACTTTGCACGGCAGCACTACAACTCTACCCTCGCGCTCAGCATTGTATATTTCATTGAGTCTGTTTATGTCAAGACTGCCTATGGGCTCGTGGAGGCTGGCGTTCTCAGTAAGAAGCTTTTCATGGTCCTCTTTTTCGCAGGTATTCCAGTTTTTCACGCTTTCGTAATCGTCCTTGAGCCGCTCATACTCAGCCCTCAGCCTCTGTATCTCCGGGTTCGTATCGCACTGCACCTCACACAGAGAGCAGTAGGCTTCTTTGCTCATATGCTTTTGCTCCCCCTGCTTGCAACTATGCGAGTGTGCGAAATACCCCTCCCGCGCCATCTCATGGTTAGCAGTATTCGGTACCCACTCGCCACAGTCGTAGCAGTAGAGGCTACGCGGACCGCCTTCGCGCGGTTGGACACCGTGCTTTTGCTCTGTCATTTAGGCACCTTCCTCTCAAACGATGTAACCATTTTATTTTGTGGCATAAGTTGCACCCCCAAAGCGGCGGTAATAAGTGCTTCTACTTAACCCCATTAACTCCCATGGCTTACGACCATGAAACCTTTGTTGCGGTGGGATTGAGAGTGTTTTATTAATACTCCAACCGAGCCGGTATAAACGCACACAAATTGTTGATGGTTTGATCCCGGTTTTTTCTGCCCATTCTGCAAGGGTCTTCTTCTCTCCGCGAAATTCCAATACTGTATTTCTCCTTGTGTTCCTCATCTGCGCTTTAAAAGTAGACCACCTACAGTTGCCCGGCTCATAATCACCATTAACATTTATTCGATCAATGGAATGTTGCAACGAAGGAGGATCGCCCATATCAGTATAGAAATTCTCGAATTTTCTCCATCTCTCACAAACGGTGATACCTCTTGTCCCATAGTTACCAGAGCGATCGTTTTTACAGCGATCAAGCATGCCCAGCCATATCTTAAATACACGGGAGTTAGACATGCCGTGGGTTGTTTTTGCAAGAGCTGAATTGCGCCTTCCGACGCAGCCACAACTTACAGTTGCCCCGGTTTTTAAATGGTCAATTCTAATGCGCTTTTCTTTGCCACAATCACATCTACACAGGCAGTATCTTCCTTCTTTTGATAACACAAATAGAGAGCCGTATTTTTTGCCTATCATTTCCTCACCTCGAAAGATATCTTCCAAACCCAAGGATTTGACTCAAACGAAAACCCCCGTTTGACGTTGATTGAGTCCCA